ATGGAGTTAGAAGTTATTGAGTATTATCATAATGCAAGAGATCAATTGATTTTAGTGTCAAAAGATAAAATTAAAAAAGATTTAGGAATGTCACCAGATAATGCAGATGCTTTAGCGTTGAGTTTTGCTTATTCATTTCCATCAAATAATAAGAAAAGTTATAATAACAACGAAGTACAAAAAGCACATTTTGACTATACAAGTTATTAATTGCAATTTTTAGTTTAATATTTATGTAATGTTATAATTTATATTATTATTTTAATTTTTTATATGTTATGTGCACTGGACATGCGTCAGCTCCTCCTCCGACTCCGCCAAGAAGAATCATACAGCCAGATATTGAAAAAGAGGCTCAAGAAGATAGCGATCAAGTAAAGAAAGATAGACGCAGGGCTATGTCAAGTTCTTCTACTAATGTTGCTGGATATGCTGCACCTATAACCCAACAAGCTACCGCTTTAGGTGGTAATAAAACCTCTCTGGGTCAATAATATGTATGTTGATGATTCTGTAATTAAGACAATAAGAAAAAGATACAGTTCTTTAGTCAATAAGAAAAAAAACGGCTGGGAGACACTTTGGAGGTCTGTTACTGATTTTATCGTTCCCTACAGCGGAAAATATACAGAGTCAAAGCAAAATCCATTATCTAGGAATCATTATATAGAAAACAATTGTACCAGAATAGCTTCTCGTGTACTAAGAAGTGGTTTATATTCTGGTTTGCTTTCAAAGAGTTCAAAATGGTTTAGATTATCTACTTCAAGAACAGAACTTTTAGAGAATGATGATGTTAAAGCTTGGTTTTATGAAGTTGAGAAGATTATAGAGCAAGTATTATCAAAATCAAATTTCTATGAATCAATGTATAATGTTCTTGGTGATTGTGCGGACTTTGGTACATCTGTTACATTTATTTCCGAAGATTATGACAATGTAATCAGATGTTATAATATGAATATCGGTGAGTATTGTTTAGCTAATGATTCAACATTAGAACCCACGACATTGTACAGAGAAATAACGATGACTGTTGGTCAGATTGTAGAAAGATTTGGCATAGAAAACGTATCTGAAAGTGTTAAAAATAGTTTTGAAAATAATAATATTGATTCAGAAAGAATAATAGTACATGTTATTGAACCAAATGATGACAGAATTAAAATTAGCGATTTAAAAAAGTTTGTTTATAGAAGTATTTACTATGAAAAAAGCACAAATGATTCATTGGTTTTAGAAGTTTCTGGTTATGATGAGTTACCTTTTATTGTCTTTAGATGGGATGTTAGACCAGACGAAGTATATGGGTGGGGAGTCGGGTTTGATGCTGTACCAGACGCTAAACAACTTATGTTATTTGAAAAGGAATCATTATACAATTTAGAACTTGTCAATAGACCTCCTTTAGTTGCGTCTTCTGATTTTAATAATAAAAGAGTTACGATTCAACCATCCACTATTAATATTAAAAATCCAAATGCAATGGAGTCAGGAATAGCACCTATTTTTAATCCAATGAATGCTCTGCAATCTACATCGCAAAAAATATCAGAGATAGAGCAAAGAATTAACGAAACATATTACACTGACTTGTTTAGAATGCTGTTGAATTATGGACAAAGTAATATGACTGCAACAGAAGTAAATGAAAAGGTTGCAGAAAAGCTACAGCAATTAGGTAGTGTAGTTGAACGAATAAATGGGTCATTAGACTTAGTGTTTAATAGAATATTACCTATGTGTTTACGCGTTGGCTTATTGCCTGAACCTCCCGCAATTTTACAAAACCAACCGATTAAAGTTGATTATATTTCAATGTTAAATCAGGCACAAAAAGCAAGTGAAGTTAATGGTATAAACCAATTTGTATCAACTATAGAAGCAATGGCAAGTGTTAACCCATATGTTATAAAGATGTTGAATTACGATAACATTGTTAAAGAGCTTGCGGAGAGATATGGAGTCCCTGCTCCTATCGTTAAAACAGATCAACAAATTCAAGAAATGGAGCAAGCACAAGCACAACAACAACAACAACAAGAGCAAATGCAACAAATGCAAGCGTATGCAAATGGGGCGAAAACATTAAGCCAAACTAATCTAGATAATAACAATGTTTTAGGTCAATTGTCGCAACAAATGGGAAATAGTGGGTAAATTATGAATGCAGATATTTCAGATTATGAAGCAGAAATTCAAAAAAAAGAGCATGAAGAAAATTTTTATAAGTTTGAAATGAAAAAATTATTAGGTAATGATTCTTTTAAAAAATTTATAAATAAAATTTTAGACTTTTCTCAAATATATTCATCTCAATTTAATACCGATTCTAACTATATGTATTTTAAGTGTGGTAAGCAATCAGTAGGAAAATATATTACAGATGAAATTATAGAGATATCAGAAAAAGAATTTGACTTATTTGAAGAAATTAAGGAGAAATAATGGAAAATATAGAAACAAATACAGAATTAAACAATAGTGAATCAGAAAATACTGCCTTAGGTCAAGATTCTAATTCAGTCACAGAAATCACTGCGTTAGGTAGCGATAATGATGTTGATTCACAAGATAATAATGATATTAAAGAAGAAAATAATAAAGAACCTCATAACGACAAAGAAAATGATCAAAAAGAAGATAATGAAGATCATAAAAAAGAAGATGATATACCAGAAGAGTATGAAAAATTTAAAATTCCTGATGGTCAAGAATATTTAGAAGATCAAGCTCAAGAATTTTCAGAAATATCTAAAGATTTAAAATTAAGCCAAGATCAAGCTCAAAAATTAGTAGATTTACAAGTAAAGATTAATCAAAAGTATAGTGATCAGCTAAATGATACAAGTGAAAAATGGCTTACAGAATCAAAAAATACTTTTGGAAACAAGTTTAATAATGTTTTATCGACTGCAAGCAAAGGACTTGATTTTGCGTTCGGTGATGACGCAGGCTTTGTCAAAGAAGTCTTAAACAATACCAGACTTGGTAATAACCAAGCGTTTATAAAAGGATTTTACAACATTGGTAAACAAGTTCAAGAATCTGGATTTGTGGCAGGCAGTGGCAACACGGCACCATCAAAAACGACAGCAGAAATCTTGTACCCAAACAGTAAATAAAAGAGGAAATAAAAATGGCAATATTAGGTCAAACATTCCCAGACTTGTTAGATATGTATGCTACAAGAGATGGGAAAGGTAATATAGAATCAAAAATAATTGAAATGTTAATGCAAACTAATTGCATCTTAGAAGATATACCTTGGATGCAATGCAATAGCAAAGACACTCATAAAACAACAATGAGAACAGGAATACCTGAACCTACATGGAGAAGATTTTATCAAGGCGTACAGCCTGCTAAATCATCTTATACACAAATAACAGATGCTACAGGAATGCTTGAGGCAAGAAGTCAAATTGATGCAGCTTTAGCTAAAATTAGTGGTGATGTTGCACAATTTAGATTAAATGAATCTCAAGGTTTTTTAGAGGGGTTATCTCAAGAAGTAGCTAATACTTTATTCTATGGAGATACAGCTGGGAATCCAGAGTCATTTTTAGGGTTTACTCCAAGATTTAGTGATAAGTCAGCACAGAATGGACAGCAAATAATAGACGCAGGTGGAACAACTGCAAATGCTAACACTTCAATTTGGATAGTTTCATGGGGGGAAAACTCATGTCATGGCTTATACCCAGAGGGAACTGTTGGAGGAATAGAAAGACAAGACGCAGGTGAAAACCCATCAGCAATAGCTCCAGACGGAAAACTATTTAGAGCATATGAAGAGATATGGAACTGGGCTTGTGGTCTTACTGTAAGAGATTGGAGATATGTTACAAGGATAGCAAATATTGATGTAAATAATTTAAAAGATGGCTCAAAAGTAGACCTTTATGGTTTCTTGAGAAAAGCATTTTATCAAAATAAATCTACATTATATTCTCCTAGTCATAAAACATATTCTGATGGCAATGTTCAAGGGACCCCAAGCACAAGGACAGTAATATACTGTAACCGTGATGTTATGGAATCTTTGGATGCTCTAGCATCAAATGCTGGTACAACTGATAATTTTGTCAGATTAACACCTATGGAAATTCAAGGGAAAGAAGTTCTTTCTTATCGCGGCATTCCAATTAGAGTATGTGATGCTCTAGTAAATACAGAATCTAAAGTAGTATAAAAGGAGATAATAAAATGTTATTAAGTACACAATCAATTTTTAGTGATGCTCAAGTTGTAACTGCAACTGCTGCATCTACTAATATTATAGATTTTGGCGAGCCTGGAACTCCAGTATATTCAAACCAACTTACACCAGATATGGGAATGGGAACCCAAAAAGTATTCATGTGTGAGTTAATGGAAGATGCAAATACTGACGCAGGAGCAGCAGGTGATGAGTCTTTAACTGTTCAAATAGAGACATCTAGCGATTCAAGCTTTACGCATTCAAGAGTATTAGCTGAATCTAAATTTGAATACCATGTTAAAGGAACTCGTTTGCCAGTTAAAACATTACCATTACATTGTGAAAGATATGTACGTCTTAATTATGTTGTTGCTGGTACTAAACCTGATTATAAAATAACTGCTGGATTTGTGGCAGGGTATCAAGGTTTTAGAAAATAAAAATAAAGGCAGGCGAAAACCTGCCAACAAATTTAAGGTTATATAATGGCTAGTTCAATTGTTGAAGTTTGGAATATTGCATTAGGCTACTGTGGTCATTTTTCAACAGTGAGTGCGATTAATGAAAATTCATCAGAGGCAAATATTTGTAGAACATTTTTTAGTTCATGTTTAAAATCAGAGCTTTCAATATCAAAATGGGATTTTTCTGTTAAAAGAAGTAAATTATCATTAATATATGATGGCTTTAGCTCTGATAATAATATTGCTCAAGATTATAGATTTATTTATGCTTATCCTGCTGATTGTTTAGCACCATTATATATATTACAAGATTACACTGATTTAAATAAAAATGAACACTATTTAAAATATAAAAGACAATCTTTAAATACTATATCTTTTGATACAAAAATAATTAATGTTTATGATTATTTAGATGATTTATCAAACAGTAATAATAACAAAAAAGTTATATTTACAGATAAAGAAAATCCTATATTAGAATATAATTTTTATCAAGAAGATGTAAGTTTATGGAGTCCTCTTTTTGTTGATTTAGTCTCATTGTCATTGGCTATGAGAATAGCAAATCCATTGAAAATGGATAATGGACAAACAATGTCAGCAATCAGCAAACAATATGAATATGTTTTAAATAATGCTTTAGCAATTAATTCTCATTCATATAAAAATGATCCGATTTTAACTACAGATTCTGTATATTCAAGGGTAAGAAATTTATGAGCGTAAATATAGTACAGCCAACTTTTGCAGGCGGAGAAATTTCGCCATCAATGTTCGGCAGGATTGACCTGCAACAATATTATAATTCTGTTTCATTAATGAGTAACTTTTATGCAAAAAAAACTGGTGGAGCTTATAAAAGACAAGGTTTTAAGTTTATTTCTTCATCAAAGGGAGTAGGAGAAGTTAGGCTAATACCTATGCAGATAGAGCATTCTATTAGTTATGTTTTGGAATTTGGGAAAAATTATATTAGATTTTACGCAAATGGTGGCATACTCAAAGATGATAAAGGTGACATAGTAGAAGTAGCAACTCAATTTGAAGAATCTGAATTATATGACATTAAATACACCACATCAAAAGATGTAATGTTTATAACCCATAAGAAAAAAGGTATATTTAAATTAACTAGAAAAACTGCTTATACTTTTGAATTATCTGATTTTGATTATAAATGGGGTGCATTTCAAGCAGAAAATATCAAAAATATTTATATGAAGTCATCAAGCCAAACTGGTACTGTTACATTATCAACAGATGCTACTGGTGAAGTAATTAGCACTATTACTTACTTAAATAATAATACAGAGAAAAATGGAGTTACTTTTAATTCAGTAACTAACACAATAGAATCAAAAGATAGTTCATTTACCGCTTTTAATGCTCTAAAGAATGGGGATAGTTTTACTATTAGTGGATCTAGTAGTAATAATAAATCTTTTATTTTTTCAAATTATACTTTAGTTGATGGAAATAATGTTATCCTATCTGACGGAAGTGAACCAATTTCATCAGAAGTAATTAAACCAGTAACTGGTGACCCAACTGTAACACTAACAATTACATTGAGAAATGGATTCCCTGGAGCTGATTATTTTACTAGTAATGATGTTGGTGCATTAATACGATTTAGATCAGTTTTAGAGAGTGAACATGATAAATGGGAACCTGAAAGGGTTGATGACACAGGTAAATCTAAACCATATGCAGTTAATACTACTTGTTCATATGAGAAAAATGTTTATAAAAACGTCTCTGGAACAGCTGAATCTGGTGTAAGACCACCGATACATACGGAAGGTGTTGTTAGCGATGGCGTTATTTTATGGGAATACATGCACAGTAATCAAGGATATTGCAAAGTTACATCGGTTACTAATGCAAGATCAGCAACTGCAGAAGTGATACAAACATTACCAGAAAAAGCCTTAAAACCTAATAAAATGTTTGCTAAATCATATTGGGGTAGCGGAGATGGCTATGGTTACCCTAATGCTATTTCTTTCCAACAAGGGCGTTTGTGGTTCGCTGGAACAGAATCATTCCCAGAGGCAGTATGGTCCTCTGTTTCAGATGATTATAATTCATTTAAAGTAGAATACCCTGTAGAAGATAATGGTAGTATTTCATTATTTTTAAATTCTAATAAATTATCAAAAGTAGAGCATTTATTCCAATTGGGCGATTTAATTGCATTATCAACTGGTGCTGAATGGGTAATTAAACCTCAAGGAGATTCAGTTTTAACACCGAGTTC